GTCCCGGACGACCTCCTCCAGGACTGGTAGTCGTCGCAGGTCAGCCCCATAACTACCCCGTGAACTACCGGGTCAACTACCGCCCCAACTACCCGAGGACTCCTCCCATGCTGACGACCACTCTCGCCCGTGTGCTCCGCAACACCTACTGCGCGATCTGCGGCTGGTGGTCCACCTGCAACCACGCGAAGACCGGCTTCCACGGCTGACCTCTTGGCCAAGATCGGCAGCTTGTGCAACACTGCTGCCAGCACCACCGGTGCGCCCAGACAACGCAGGCCCCACCCGATCGGGTTGGGGCCTTCGTCGTACCCGGCTGCGGCGCGGAAGCGCCGATGCAGCGTCCGGACGGCGCAGGAGCACGCGCCCTGCCCGCGCCGCAGCCGATCCCCCGGGAGGTAGCGATGCCCTACGCCGGTCTGCTCTACGGCAGTGAAGTCGCCAAGCTCTGTGGTGTCGAGCCGCCAACGGTCCGGTCCTGGCGGCACCGCAACCTGCTGACCCCGGCCGGGCTGGACCCGCGAGGCCGCCCGCTCTACCGCCAGCTCGACGCAGCCCGCGCCGAGGCCGCCACCCGCAGCAAGGCCGGCCGCCAACTACCCCGCCTCGCCGCCTGACGATCTGTCACGTTCGGGTAACTGCGACCACCGTGTGCGACCGGTCGGGCCACGATGGCCGGTCATGAGCAGAAACCGCACGGTCACGGTCGAGAAGCGCGGCGCCAACCACGGGCTGCACCTGGTCCTCACCATCCTCACCGCCGGCCTGTGGGCCATCACCGGCTGGCCGATCGCCGCGATGATGGGCCGCAAGACGAAGACCGTCACCCGGGCCCCGCAACAGGTCCAGGTCGCCATGCAACAGGGCCAGTTCGTGCCGCAGCCCGGCGCGCAGCCCTACTACGGCCAGACTCAGCAGCCCTACCCGCCGCAGCAGTTCCCGCCCGCGCCTCAGCAGTCGTACGGCGACCCGTACCAGCGGCACCCGCAGCAGGGTTGGCAGCCGCCGCAGTAGCACCACCCGGGAGGTGACATGGCCTCCCGCCCGCGCCCCGTCACCGATGCCGACCGCGCCGAGATTCTCCGCCGCCACGCCGCCGGCGAGTCGCGCAACGCCATCGCCAAGGCCCTCGGCCGCTCCGGCGAGACCGTCTCCAAGGTCGTTGCCAAGGCCGGCCTCAGCTTCGAGCGCGGCCCCGAAGTCGCCGCCGCCACCCAGGCCAAGCTCACCGACCTCGCGAGCCGCCGCGCCCAACTCGCCCTCGACCTCCAGTCCGACGCCGAACGCCTCCGTACCCAGCTCTGGAAGCCCGCCAAGGTCTACGCCTTCGGCGGCAAGGAGAACACCTACGAAGAGGTCGAGCACCCGGAGCCGCCGTTCAGCGACAAGCGCGCGATCATGTCCACCGTCGCAACCGCGGTCGACCGCTCGCTGAAGCTGGAACCGATCAAGGACGAGAGCGGCGCCGACGCGGTCGGGTCGCTGCTCGGCGGTCTGCTGGACCGGCTGCGAGCCGACCATGGCGACGGCTGAGGGGCTGCTCTCCCCCAAACAGGCTGCGAGTATCGCGCAGGCCGACGCGTGGCTGAACATCTGGGAAGGCTCGGTCCGCTCCGGCAAGACGATCTCTTCGCTGCTCCGCTGGCTCATGTACGTAGCCACCGCACCGCGCGGTGGCGATCTGACCGTCACAGGCCGCACCTACGACACCGTGAGCCGCAACATCTTCGGGCCCCTCATGGACCCGGCCATCGTCGGCACCCAGGTCGCCAAGCTCGTCAGCTACACCCGAGGTTCCAGCGTCGCCAGCATCCTCGGCCGCAAGATCGAGGTCATCACCGCCAACGACGCCCGCGCAGAGGGCAGGCTCCGCGGCCTCACCGGCGCCGGCGCCTACGTGGACGAGCTGACCCTCATGCCGAAGGACTTCTTCTCTCGGCTGGTCGACCGGCAGTCCATCGCAGGCGCAAAGATCTTCGCGACGACCAACCCCGACAACCCCGCCCACTGGGTCCGCAAGGACTGGCTCAACAGGGCGCTTGAGCTGGGGATCCGCACCTGGCACTTCACCCTGGACGACAATCCGGCACTCCCTGCCGAGTACGTCGCTCGCATGAAGCGCGCCTACACCGGGCTCTGGTACCGGCGGTACATCCTCGGCCACTGGGTCCAGTCCGAGGGGGCGATCTATGAGGCGTTCGATGAGAAGCGCCACGTTGTGCAGCAGGTGCCGCGCATCGACCGTTGGTTGTGCGACGCGATCGACTACGGCACCGTCAACCCCTTCTCTGACCTGCTGATCGGGCTCGGCACCGGGGCGGACGACGTCCAACGGCTGTACGTGGTCAGCGAGTACCGGCACGACTCGCGGCAGACGCGCCGCCAGATGACGGACGCCGAGTACAGCCAGGCCCGGCGCCGCTGGCTGGCCGGCACACCGCACCCGCAGACCAACATCATCGGCGTGCAGCCGGAATGGACCGTAGTCGACCCCTCAGCCGCCAGCTTCATCGAGCAGCTGTTCCGTGACCAGGTCGGCAACGTCACCCCGGCCGACAACTCCGTGATCGACGGCATCCGTGGTGTGGCCTCACTGTTCGCCGCAGACCGGCTGCACGTCCACGAGTCGTGCACCGGGCTCATCGATGAGCTGCCCGGCTACTCGTGGGACGACGCCGCAGCCGAAAAGGGCGAAGACAAGCCGATCAAGAAGGACGACCACTCCGTGGACGCCCTGCGCTACGGCACCCGCACCACCGAGGCCCTCTGGCGGCCCTACATCCCCCACCTGGAGGTGGCTGCCTGATGCCTTTGCCCACCTCAGACATGCTGTGGCCGCCGATCGACGGCGCCGCCGAGACCGACCTCAAGGACTGGGACGCCTGGTACTCCGGCGACCCCGACATCCTCCAAGAGCGCTACTACCTGCGCGGCACCCGCGGCCCCCAGGACCGCCCGTCGCAGTACCGCAACGGCGTGCTGGGCCGCTTCGCACGCTGGTGGTGGGGACAGCCCACGCCGTTCGGTGAGAAGCGCACCAAGCTGCACGTTCCGCTCGCAGGCGACATCGCCCGCACCAGCGCCGACCTGCTGTTCTCCGAGCCGCCCAAGCTGTCGGTCGAGAAGACGGCCAACACCAAGGCACAGCAGCGCCTCGAAGACCTGATGAACAACGGCCTCCAGGCCACCCTGCTGGAGGGCGGTGAGGTATGCGCCGGCCTCGGCGGCTCCTACATGCGCGTCGTCTGGGACGACAAGATCAGCAACAACTGCTGGATCGACATCGTCCATCACGACTGTGCCGTCCCCGATTTCTCGTATGGGCACCTCACCGGCGTCACGTTCTGGCGCATCCTCAGCATCGACGGCGCGACCGTCGTCCGGCACCTGGAGCGCCGCGAGCCCGGTTTCATCCTGCACGGCGTCTACGTCGGCAGCCCCAGCCAGCTCGGCAAGCAGAAGGCACTGACGGCCTACCCGGAAACGAAGAACCTCCAGCCCGTCATCACCCTGCCGCCCAGCGTGATGACCGCCGAGTACGTCCCCAACGTCCGGCCCGCGCGCGGCTGGCGGCACATCCCCTCCATGGCCTACTGGGGACAGTCCGACTTCCAGGGCGTCACCGGCCTGATGGACGCCCTGGACGAGACGTACAGCTCGTGGATGCGGGACATTCGGCTCGGCAAGGGCCGCGTGATCACCCCGAACAGCTACCTCACGTCGCACGGACCCGGCCGCGGCGCGAGCTGGGACGAGGACCGCGAGATCTACGCCGGGCTCGACATGCTGGTGCGACCCACCGACAGCGGATCCGGCCTGACGATCAACCAATTCGACATCCGCGTCCAGGAGCACTCCGACACCGCCAAGGCCCTGGTCGAGCAGATCGTCCGGCAGGCCGGCTACTCCGCGGCTACGTTCGGCGAAGCGGCCGATGGGCAGGCCATCACCGCAACGGAGATCCGCTCGCGCGAGCGCCGCTCCATGGTCACCCGGTCCCGCAAGGCCCTGTACTGGGGTTCTGCGATCCGCAACATCTGCGAGGCCCTGCTCGTGGTCGAGCGGTTCCTCTACAAGACCGGCATCGACCCGGACCTTCCCGATATCCAGTTTCAGGACTCGATCTCCGAGGATCCGCAGACCATGGCGACCACAGCCAACCTGCTGGCCATGGCCGAGGCCGCGAGCATCGAGACCCGGGTACGCCTGGTCAATCCGGACTGGGACGACGACGACGTTGCCACCGAGGTGCTGCGCATCAAGGACGAGAAGACGGTGACGCTGTCCGATCCGACGCAAATCGGCAACGAGGGCCCGATGCCCATGCCGCCAGACCCCGGCGGGGCGCCGGATCCGAATGCGCCGCCCGTCCCGCCGACTGCGGATGCGCAGGACGACTGACCGGCAGGGGGCGAGTCGATGCCCGCCAGCCCAGACATGGCCTACGACCTCGCCCGCGCCGTCGCCGTGCTGTACGAGGATGCCGAGCTGGCGCTCCTGGAGAAGCTCCAGCGGGCGCTCGCGGTCGGCATCGACTCACCGCGCTGGGCCGAGCTCAAGTTCGCTGCGATCGGCAACCTTCGGGCTGCGGTTGAGGAGGTCTCCAATGCCCTGATGCAGGATGCGGACGGCGCGATCGGTCGAGCTGTGGCGGAGGCG